AGGTTCGGGTTCGCTAGTTTCAGCTACCTCTTCAACTGGTGTCGCAGGAATAGGTGCACTAGCTTCTTGACCTGTGAGCTTGGCCCATAATTCATCTCGATCTAGAGGGGTTTCCTCTGTAGTTTCCTCCGGCTGAACCGGATTCTGGTCTGTTTTAGTAGCCATAAGGTCTACTTAGCTCCGTTTGGTGTGACGTTCGGGGTAATCTAGCAGTTCTTTGAACGCTTGGATCTTCCCAACCCGTAAATTGTGGTCAGATAGCTGCTCCGGTGTCACCGGATGGGCTAATCTGTCCAGTTCTTGCTGCATTCGTAGCCTCAAATACCCGCTCAGGTGCTGCCACAGTCTGCTTTGAGCGAGGATTTGCAGCTCTTCCGGTGACAGGGGGTGATCCTGCCATTGGTAGTTGTTCGGGTGCTCCACTCATCCCTTCCATTTGCTGACTTTGTAGTAATCTTTGGCGAACTTGCGCCATTTCTTCCTTAATTAGCACGCTCAAGTCGCTAAAATCGCTAGGCTGACCTGGATCTACGCCCATTTCTAGCATTTTTAGCACTTTCTGGATTTCTAGATCCCGTCTCTGCTCTCCAATGGAGAGTCTTTCGTCTAAGCTAGCTTTCAATTTGACCTGCTGCTGCTCGATTTGAGCTTCTAGACCCTTGACTTTCGCCTCCATTTCTAGTTTTTGCTGCATAGCAGCCTGTTGCTGCTGCTGATCTCGCTGTAAATCCTCTGCAGTTTTTAACATTTCGTCAGGATCTAGCGAAAATGCACGTAACATCGGCTTGGCAAAACGATCAATCTTCATCAAGTTGACTAGTGCCGGAACATTCATCACGATTTGCAGGAATTGCAACATCTGCTGGTTATGAATCTCCTCTGCTACAAACCTCTCATAGCCTGTACAGATCGCTTCGGCATCACAATGCAGGTTTGGATCGTCGCTATCGACTAGTATCCAGCGGTATATCCCATCAATAGATCCTTGAAGTATCCGAGAAATGCTCTGAATGACAGAAGCTGTCTGCTTCTGGGAATTTGTATTGAGCAGGGACATCCCTGTGGCTGTTTTAGTCTGATAGCTAGCAGACTGACCTATCCCGATTGGGCTTTGACCACTAGAAAGATTGGCCTCTTTTTGCAGAAAGTTCATCATGTCCATCAAACCATGCGTCACATCCGGTATTACAATAGAACGGAAAGCACTATTGATGTCTGTACCTGGCAAGAAAGTGATCGGTTTCCCAGGTTCTAGGTTCTGGAGGTCAACTTCATGTCCGATTTGCGAAGGATCTACGGCTAGTAGCGGCATAGAAGAGATCTGTTTGCCTTCCACATACATAGCCATTGTAAAGTTTAGTAGGCTTTGAATGTCCCTAATAGACCAGAAGATCCCATCACCCCAAATACTGTGTGGAACTTGCTGCCAGTAGCCAAAATGATACGGTAGCATCCCATCGTAAGGGCTGATTGTAGCTTTGACTGTACGATCTCCTAGTACATATACACATACCGGAATGATCGTGAGGTCGCCAAAGTCAGACTTGTCAATAAATCCTTCCAGATCGTCTGCATCCAGAGTTCCCCAAAATTCTAAAAGCTCGTACTCCTTCTCCTCTTCCCCACCTGTTGTCTCCTGATGCGGATTGAGAGGCTGAGCAACCTCTGTTGTTTTGGTAAATACTCTGCGACCTAGTACATCGGAGATAGCATCCTGATCAAAACCTGTGTCTAGCGTAAGTAGCTGACGAACTTGTACGGAAGATAGTTGCTTGCGTTCAATAATATAGCTAACGTCGTTAATATTCTCCGCTTCTGGAGAGGGATAGATATCAAAAATAGAGACGAATTTTGCAGAGGGAACTAGTTCTTCCTCGATTGCTGATTCGATTCGCTGTAGACGATTAGCGTATTTACCTTTATATACTGGGTAGTTTCGATGTTGTAGTACTGGGGACTTCATGACCCCAGTCCCGTGTAGTATCAGCTCGTGAATACTCTTCGAGATCTCAGAAGTAAATTGGGTCTTGTCTAGTATATCTCGAATTCTATCTTCTATATTGTGTGCACGGTCTTCTAGAATTTCATCAATCGGTAGTTCTTTGCGGAGTTCAGCCAGATAAGTCTGCCTCTCCCTGTCCGTCATCTCAGCCATTCCCTCTGCAAACTGATGAATATCGCTAGGAATAAAGCGTGGGTATCGGGTCGGCTGGATAGTAAAAGGGATCTCGCCATTGCGGAATAGCATAGCGTTGATCTTGATGTGAGCAGAGGAAACCTCTCGTCGAGTAATCTGCATAAACGGCGGACGGTTCGGTGCACTATCCGTATCATAGGGCGTACTATCGAATTTTCCGTTAAACGCATCTTCTCCCGGTAACCATCGATCCGCCTCTATATTCTTGCGATAAGTACTAGCCGACTCAAACTTCTCTCGTACTAGCGTAGCAAGAGTATCACTGCGGGTTAGTGACTCGTCCACACTGGGTTCTGTGTTTTCGTCGTAGGGATTGTATGCCATAGTTAACTAGGAGCTACGTGCCTAAATAGGTTTCTTCTAGTACTAGTAGTGAGAGGAGATGTTTCAAAGCTATGTCGGTACGGGTGCTTCACTACTCCCCAGGCTGCTAGTGCGAGTGCCATCACACAGTCATCGTGACTTCCATGATTTGCTGCCTCTTTTCCATTTGCTAGTATAACAAAAGTCATCAACTCGTCAACTATTCTAGGTGAGTGAACTAGTAGCTCTTCAGTACGTAATAGCTCACGTAGTACATCTATTAGTTGTGGCCTAGTACGAATCGTTGTCAGGAAGCCTACTCGTTTTGTACGTTTAGCTGTTTTCTCGTCCTGCTTGATCTCGTTATATAATTGAGTGTAGTGATGCTTATCGAGCAATGCTCTCAATGTTACTAGTCCGTGGTTGTTTCGTTCTACTACTAACATAGCTTCATTATAGTATTGTGCTAGTGTTGTCAACTTCCAACCTAATAAATCAGGGTCAGTCTTTGTTCGCAGTAGGGCTACCTGCTCCATGCTATGAGCATCTAGTACTGTTGCTACTGACCAGTCTGTGTCCCGATCATTTATTTCTATCCCTTCGGAAACATCAACACCGATCCGGTAAGCTACTCCAGAAGTGGGTGGTCTGAAGACCTCAAGCTCCCCGAATTTATCCGGTTCCATTTTATAAATATAACTACCAGCCTCTGTGTAACGATTGACTTCTAGGTTATAGCGTTCCGGCTCACGCTCTAATTCTACTCTTTGGCGTATTCTTTCTAACAGATTTCGGTCAAACACCATCCTACCGCTGGCAAGGAAAGCTTCTCTAGCACTGGTAGGGTAATCTTGGTGAAAGTCTTCTAGCCTACCTTGACAATTGATATCGATAGCCTGTCTGCGCCAGTACAAGTTTTCTAGAGTTACTTTGAAACTGAAGTGACCTTCGTCTCCTAGGTCGTAGACAATCGTCTCATCAAGTAAACGTACTTCCTCTTCTCCTCCGTACCTGGGATCTTTGCCAAGCGATTCAACAAACTCTTCTTTTGCCGCTTTATTAGGAAACTTTTTCGAGTAGCTTTCAAAAACAAACCACGGGAAGAAATCCGCTTCGTATCCTGTGCTAGTGCTGTCATGGGCGTCCCAAAACATCTGATAAAAGAAACCGCCTACCCCTCGTGCAGTAGACTCAAAGATCACTTCCGTATTATCCGCTATTGCTACGTTTTTCAATAGTGCACTAGCATAATCTTTTGCGCTATTACCCCACCGAGACACTTCGGAGCAGTGGAGGTAGGAGATTTGATCTCCGACGATCTCTGAGCCTCCTGCTGTACCTAGTCGGAATCTAGTATTCAATTGCTCCCAGTGTAGCTCTCGTCTGCCGCTATACCCCACTTTAGGTTTGAGAGCAGACGGGTGGTTCCGCTCCATCGTCCTTACCATATTAAATAGGGTCAGATTTGTTTCATCATCGTGCGCTACAATTGCGATTCTTTTCTGCTTAGCAAAAGTGCTAGCTCGATAGTATCTTGCGAGGCAGTAAGTGGAGAGTCCACTTCGTCGTGGTTTGAGTACTACTCGACGTACAAAGCCTGTCCGTTTTAACTGCTCTTGGCACTTATGATGTAGTATTTTTTGTACGTTATTTAGCTCAAAAGGTATCAATTGACCTGAGCCAAAAGCCTCTATTTTAATAATAGTTTTATAGTAGAAAAGAGGATCATCTTTTAATTTCTGTATAAACTTTTGATAGTCTGCTTCTTTTGCCATAGGAGTCCCAAAAAAGTTACCGTACCCCGTGTAATA